TCTAGCATAATATGCTTTTCTTCTAGCTTTATCTTTTTCTGTCTTAGGATTTTTACCAGCACCTACAACCCCCTGTTGACCAAATCGTATTAACTGAATTTTATCGCCTTTTTTAGCTAAAACCACATGAGATTTAGTTGGATGATTAGGAGTTTTTTTGGGTTTATTAAAATCTTCTAATCTATTTTTTGTAAGTCTAGGATCTTTTTTTTTCATCTTCCCACCTTTGCCTGTGCCTTTTTATGGGCTTGGGTAAAAGTATCACCTGCTCTCATTCGCCTTTTCATAAACTCCATGTGCTTATCACTATGGTGTTCAGAATGTTTCTCTAATAAATTTTTTTGGCGAGTGGTAAGTTTCACTTCTTTTTCTTTTTTTTCTTAGAACGTAGCTTTTTAAGATCAGCAGCCGTAATCTTATCCCGTGGTGGTGCAACAGCAGCAAGTTTACGCTGTTTTGCTGAATAAGATTTTTTAGGCATTAGATAGCGTTGGTAATAGCACCAGAAGAAATAAAGCTGACACTTACAGTTTCAAGATCGCCAGTTGTAGCAGATAAACTTGTTCCTGTGACAATACCAGAAAAACTTACTTTTTTATCACCAGAAGTATCTAAAAATAATTCAAACTGTGCATCACCAGCATCTTCAGCTACTAAAACATCATCTAGAAGATTCTCAGTTTCGTTACCACTAGCTGCTGTGTATAAAAAATCAACAGTACCAGATGCAGAAATTAGACCACCAACAAAACTTCTTGATGTAGCACCATGAGCAGTTACATCTAAAGTATCTTTTGTTGTATCTAAAGTCCAACCTGTAGTTGAGACTACTGCTTCAGTAGTACCAGAAGCGTTCTTAAATTTAACAGAACCTTCTTCTCCACGAAAAAATGCCATGATTCTAAGAAAAAAGAGTATTTATAGATAGTTTAACTTGTTGTTGACTTTTTTACAGTACCTTCTTTTAATTTTCTTTGATATTGTTCACAACGAGGATCCCATAAGGCAGGATTACGTTTGCCTTTTACTTTTTCAATGATGTCAAGCATCTCATCTGTAATTTCAATCATTTTTTCTTGGATTTCTTTCTAAGTATATCAGCATCCGCTTTTCTTGCCCCTCCCCTACCACTAATAAAACTGTTAACTCTGCCCATTGCCCATGCAGCCATTGGTACGTTGCGAGATCCAGATGATAAATATGCTCCCTGTCCTCTGCGATAAACTTGAGCAAGCTGTCCGTAAGTGAAACGACTCTTATCTGCTTTTTTTCTTAGTGTTTCTTTTGTTTTTTCGCTTAGTGGTTTTGCTTTTGGTTTCATCTTGAGCAGATCGTGACTTGTTGATGGCTTTTATATCAATATATTCACCTTTTTTGTATTTTTCGGCTGTTTCTTTTATTTCTTTTGCCTTTGCAGCTTTATTTTTTGCACCAGCAAGGTATTTACTAGGTACACCTGTTTTTTTATCTTTTTTTACTTTTCTAAATTTTCTCACTTTTTCTTAGTAGTTTTTTTCTTTTTTTTCTTTTTTTTCTTCATTGTGGAGTGGTACATGATAAAAAAGTAAACTTTTAATATATTCTAAACGCAGTTTGCCCTAATGTCTCTGGTTTTGCCAAATTAAATTGTTGTAGACAAAGGTAACCAAAAGCATCAAAAGCGTGATCAACACCTAGATTTTTATTAGGAAGTCCAGTATTTGGAGCATAAGTTAAAGTTCTCAAAGCTTTTATTAATTCTTTACATCGAGGATGTATTAATGTTCTTCTTTCTCCATCAGCATCATACAAAGCAGTATTAACAGCAGTAATCTTATCTCTAATCCTCCAAGGTGATCTAGGACTCATAACAGTAAAACCATTTCTTCTTAAGATCGTATGATCAGTAACACCAACCCCACTTGTCTTTCTTGCACTACCAGTAGGGTCAGGACAGGCAATCACTCTTCGATCCACCCCATATCTCCTTACAACTTCCTCTGCAAAATCCCAAGTGGTAGCACCTCCTGTCAGTATAATCTCATCAAAGACATATAGTGTATTATTGTGTTTCACAGCACAGATTCCTGCCATAGGGTCAACGTTAAAATCTAAACCCAACAACAAGGGCAGCATATGAAGATCCTGCACTTCCTTATCAATATTTTCATCACTGAAACTAACAGCAACAAGACCAGTAAGATTTTCAAAACTAGCCTCAAACTCCTGTCTGAATGTTCTGGCATCTAACTGACTTCTAGCTGCTTCAACTTCTTCTTCCTTTACATTACCCCCCTCTACTGTAGTAAAACTCCATCTCTGCCAATCATCCCACTCCTGTTCTCCACAAAAGCACCACATATCATAAAACCAGCTTGCAGTACCATCAGGTGTAGAAATAAACAATGCCCAACCTTGTTTATCAGCCAATGCAGGTCTAATAACTTCAGCCCATACATCTCGTTCCATAAAAGCTGCTTCATCCAATACAACCCCTGCTAAACTTCTTCCTCTCAATGCCATTGCATTTTCAGTACCTTTTAACTCAATACTTGACCCATTTATCAAATCAATCCTTAAATCTGTCTCATTTTTAGCTTTTATCCATGTTTTAGGTGTCAATCTCTTTAATTCCTTCCACGCAATATCCTTTGCCATACGATAAGTAGGTGCACAATAGAAATACACCTCCCCAGGCCTCTTAATAGCACCCCTCAACAGTTCAATACAGCTTAAATAACTCTTACCAAACCTTCTTCCAGCAACCAGCACTCGAAACCTCTTCTCACTATTGAACACCTCCCCCTGTGCATACCTTAAACTGACCTCATTAAGACTCATGTAACCCTTTTTTCATAATATTACTCATTTTCTTTCGCATTTTATACTTTTAAGGCTATCATCAGAATATTAACCCCTATAAAGACTAAGTTCGTGGCTGAATCTTTCATAAACAATCTAAATTACGACCTACCAGCTCCTCAACGTAAACCTCGTGTTCAAAAATATACAGGTGGTACAAATTCAAGAGCAGTAATTGAAGCTCGTTGCCAACGTCTATACTCAAAACAACTAGAAGGTAAAACTACCAGACAACTAGTTATAGAACATTCTCAAAAAGAAGGTATATCTCTAGTAACAGGTTGGGCTGATTGGAAAAAAGTTAAAGAATGGAATGATGAAGATTGGTTGAAAGAAAGAGATAAAATGATTCCTCGACTTCAAGCAATGCGTATGCGTCTATTCAATAAAGCCATATCAAAAGGTCAACTTCAAACAGCAGCACAAATATTAGATTCCCTAGGCAAAGTTGTAGGTGAATCTGTAGAAACAGTAAATATTCAAGCTCCAGAATTAGCTATTCGCATAGAACCAAAAAGTTAAGCAATATATATTTAAGTTCCCCACGCACGCAAAAATTTTACCTAGGTTGCAAGCCGTCCCCTCATAGCTATAAAAATAAATAAAATATTTTCTTAAAATCCTTGTGCATAACTGATATAATGTGATATCATTAATATTAAGGAGATAGATATTTACTAGTATCTAAAATCCTCTCTGATAAGCCATTTATTTCTAATTGATAAAACTAGGCAAGTCAGATAAAAGCCTCTCACAGAGCTAATAAAGCTAAACACATTAAAATTATTCACTTTCATTTAATTAATCATGACACGATCATTATTAACACTTGGATGTTTTCTAATCCTACTTTGGCAAGGATTAACAATTACAAACACATTAAAGACAAGATTAGAAGAAAGAACTAATCAAGTACAAACAC